GACACCACGGTAAGTAACTTGTGCCATTGGCTTTCTCCAAAGTAGTAGGGATTTTGGCCCCGTTCCTTCAGTCGGCTTTTGCGTCTCCTAAGAGATGAACGATTCCGTTCCGAGTCGGCTTACTTGCGACCTCTTATGAGGTTGAACGATTGTGTTAATATTAACACAGTTATAATATATAGTCAAGTAGTACAGTTTTAAAGCTGTCTACCATGTTGATCAACTAAACCAAGTTTTTTAATCTGAGAGAAATTAGATTTCTCATTCTTTTTAATCTTCTTATACTCTTTAAGTAACTGTTCTATTTGTGCATTAGATATCTTAACTTTCAATTCATCATCACCTTCCTTACCAACAAAACCAAGTCCACTCTTTTCAGTTGCTTCTTTAGAATCTACATAATCATTAATGTTTTCTTGTATCTCATCCCGAATAAGTTGAGTTATCTGAGCTCTTAATACATCATCATTCATTTATTATCCTCCGTTGACTTACGTTTCCTTTTCTTTCTAGGTGGTGGAGCACTCTTAATATTACCCCACATTTTAGGATTCATTGTACCAGAAGTCCATTTCATATCTTGAATAACATTCTTTTTGAATGTATCCCAATAGGAATCAAAGATAGGCACTCTATCACCCATAACAATATCCTTCCATTCTCTTTCACCATCTTTACATTTTATAAGATATGAAGTAGTTGGAAGAGATTTATCCTCAGCAGCTTTATCATCACATCCAGTAAGGATAACAACAACACTACTATCCTTCATCCTCGAAACTTGTTCTTCAGTTAAAGCAACTGTAGTTGTCATGAACGACCACCCCAATGAATATCTGGATAAGCTTCTGCAATAGTTTCCTGAGTTAACTTATACTTAGATGTTAATTTTTTATCTTTTGTTAGACAAATTAATTCAGCTTCTTCAGCATGGAGTCTTTCAAGTAATTGAATAAACATACTCTCTCTTCTCAAAGATGGAAGAGGATCATTACCACCCTTCACATAATGATAAAGATTTTTATACTCTGAGGTCAACTGGTTATGATCCGTGCCCTTTGGTGCTTCATTGGGATTGTAAGGTACTTGTCCATCAGGAAGCATACTCTTAACACTCTCATCATAATTCCATATCAATACCGCACGAATGGCAGGGGAATCATACTCTTTCAACAATTCAATTTTCTTTGCCTTAGATCTTGCCTTTGATACTGCATCAAGTATTTCAGTTATCAAGGGATTGGGTGGCAACTTCTTAGTCTTAGTAACCATGATTAATCATCATCCTCCAAATAATAATCGTTTTCTTCTAATACAACACGTACTGCTGTTAAATCTGTTTTAATCAAGTTCCCGTCTTGATCATACATCTCAGGGTGAGATGAAATTTGTGCATTCTTTAGTGTAACATAGTCAGACCACTTATCGCAAGCGAACCAACCAATAAAAGCACCAAGAATCATACCGAGAAGAGTTCCACCTATACAAAAGAGAGCTGAGTAAACCAACGTTACTTGTACTGATGTAAGCATTAGTAGATATCCTATCTAAGTTTATTTAGTGAGTTTTTTACGATTCCTAGAACCCTTTCTTCTGCCAGGTTTTTTATCGTTTTTATATTTAAAAACATCACTGACAATGGATTCAAGATACATTTTTATTTTTCTCGCCATAGGTTTACCTAAGTAACCATATGACTCTCTAATTTGTTTATGTTCATTATCACTACCACCTTCAATATACAAATTTAATTCATCAACAGTTAATTCTATACTATGAACTGTGCTACTATCAATAAACTCATCAACCATAGGCCCAGTCAATCTATTTGATGTTAGATAACTATACATGTCAAAAGTAAATGTTTGTCTTAAAAACACATCATCAATAACATGTTCCACCATATCATAAATGTTTGAATCTATAGGAATTTTTTTCATTAGTCTGAATCGTTTCATTAGATAATACGTTCCTCCCTTAGATACTTTACAGAGTCCATACATCCACCAAGTTTTTTGCCATCCATTACGACTTGTGGAAAAGTTGATCCTTTACCAAACTCGGCATAGAACTCTTCTCTAGTAAAGTTATCATCTAATTTGTATTCTGTAAAGGCTAAATCTTTACCAAGGAGAATTTGTAGTATAGAAGAGCAATATGGACACCCTTCTTTTGTATAAACAGTAAAATTCATATGAGTAGAAGTACTAAAAATTATATAGAAATAAATTTATGTTGCGAATATTAATGGTATGTTATCAAACACGAATAAATAATGATAGAATAACTGAAGGAGGCCCAGAGATGAATCCAAAGTTCTTTATTATGGGACTCATTTAATATGGAGACTATCAATGCATAACCTAATTTCACACAACCAATTAGCTGGTTGGAACCAAAACATTAGACACCTTGAACAAACACTAGACAACGCTAACGAACAAAGTCAAATAGTCAACGATTATTATACATGTCTAATAGAATACGCAGAAGATAGTCACCGAGACCAAATATGTAAAACTATTTTAAAAGAATAGTTATAAAGAGTAGGAAGTAAAACTCCTACTCTTTTTTTAATATAACCCTCTAAGATCTCGGCCCACTTCCACTTCAATAGTATCAAAGATTCTCATTAATGATCTTGCATATGATCTATACCCTGAACCAACATATACTTGTCCAGCAACTACAGAGAATGTAGCTATACCCCAAAAGATATAATAAAACTTAGACTTAACTTGGTTTCTTTGTTTCTGTCTCAAAGTTCCCCATTGAGGTATTGGGGGTGTTTCATAACGATTGTTCATAATTAGTCATCCAAATCTGGTAATTTTTTCTCAACCCAATGATCTGAGTTGTCTATCCCTGCTGCTTTAACATACCTCATAATATGTTCATCAATCTGATGATAGATTGGATGTAAATCCAAATCCATATTAATATCATGTGCTATCTGAGTAACTTGTGCCTCAGTAAAGCAATGATCAGGATGTAATAGATCACAACATGGTATTCTTTTTTCTATCAATTCATTTAAGTTGATACGAATTTCATAATCTCTGTATACAGGCACTAGTCTTCCTCAAGTGTTTTATTACGTATGACTATTCTATCTCCTTCAATACAGAATTGTAGAATGTCATTATGATCCCAACATAACTCCTCATATAACATGTTGAGTGTTGTCATATCCTCGTACATATCAGAAGGATCTTCATCCCGAAAAACATGTTCTTCTGGTTCTAAATTTCCGTGCATGTCAGGCATACTCTTGTAGTTGTTTTAGTATATATTGATATGCAGCTACTATATCACCTTTTTCTTTTCTGAACAAGTCCTTATCATAACTTTCAGAGGTTCCCTCTTTCCAAAGTCGCATTCCATCAGGTGATAATTCATCAGCCAAGAGTAAATTTTCGTCAACATCGTATCCAAACTCCAGTTTAAAATCAACAAGTGTAAGACCTATATCACGAAAGATCTTTGATAGTATACCATTAACTTCTCTAGCAGTATATTCTAGATCTTCTAGAACATCACCATAACCCATTAATTTAACTCTATCCTCTGTAAGTAAAGGATCATCTTTCTCATCATCCTTTAGATAATACTCAACCAAAGGCCAGTTAATAACTTTACCTTCTTCAAGAGTAGTCTGTCTAACGATGGAACCAGCAGCAATATTTCTAACTACAACTTCTATTGGAATAATATCTACCTTCTTACAAGACATTATTCTTTCAGGAATCCTATTAAGATAATGAGTCTTGATTCCACGTTCCTCTAATTTCTTAAAGAGTAATGCAGAAATCTCCATACAGACTTTTCCTTTTCCTTCAGGAAAATCTATCCTCCTACCATTACCAGCAGTAACCTTATCCTCATACTGTATAAAGACTTTATCAGGTTCAGATGTTGTAAAGACAGTCTTTACTTTTCCATGTGTAATTTCAGTTTTCATTATCTTCAATAAGAAATTGTTTTTCTTTCTGGAAATATTCACTCATAGATGAGGATACATCAGGTGGTTCAGGATCCTTATATCCTTTTATCTTTTTCCATTCATTGTACAATGCACCTAGTATCCATGACTGAGATAAACTCTTAGGTCCGTTTTCAAGTAATTCAAGATACTTTTTGTTACTGGTGTAACTTTTGTATTCTTCTCTCCAATTGGAGTCATCATATGTTTTAGTTGTCATAATGAAATGTTCTATCCTTATTTTTAGGATTGGATAACTTAGTACCCCGTGTACGTTTTTCGCCAGTCTGTCCATCACCTCTTGGATGATCTCCAGGCTTTGATTTCTTGCCTATGTTGATAGACTTACTAGGTTTTTTAGATTCTGTATCATGTAATCTTGCAGGTTTTCCTGCTTTCTTAGTGATAACAGTTTCTTGTCCTGCTTCTCTACCAGCACGACGCATGGTTTTACCAAACTTACGTTTGGACATACCCTCTGGTTTAGTTGTATGATATGAAACCTCCCTTCCAGTTGATCCATCATCATACTTATAACTTCCAGTGGATTTTTTATAACCAATGCCTTTCTTTTTTAATTTTCCTTCAAGTTTCTTACGTTTCTCACGGTTCGCAGATTCATCACTTCCACGATCCGCAGAAATGTGACCACTATCATGAGTATCAGATTTACTTATTGCTCTAGAAAGTCCTCCTTCGTCTAGTTGCGAACATTCTAGCATAAATTCTGAAAATGTCTTCATTGCTTGTGCCACTTTCTGATTATTTATCCCAATCAAATCCTTTCTTCTCTTTCCAGTCTCTATACATTGCACCATATATCATACCTTCATGTGATTTTATATCTCTACCTTGAAGTAACTCTATCTGTTGATTAGTTAAATTCTTTTTATTATCTTTTAGATAATCAGACTCCCAATTAGTAATTGCCTTTGTCATTATTTTCATCTTTTCATCTAGTGTCATTTTTTCCCACTCTTCATGGTGATGTACTTCTACACTATAGCGAATATCTGGTTGTTCGCCATGCAAATTATCTCCAGACATAAAAAAGGGGGAATAACTTCCCCCCTACTATAGCATATTGTTAAATTTTAATCAACCTATGCTAGGAGCAATAAGTGCAACTTCAGATGTCTCAGCAGATGCTAAGTCTAATGGGAAGTTATGAGCATTACGCTCGTGCATTACTTCCATACCAAGGTTTGCTCTGTTAAGAACGTCACCCCAAGTAGGAACAACCTTACCTGATGAGTCTACGACTGACTGGTTGAAGTTAAATCCATTAAGGTTAAACGCCATTGTGCAGATACCCATTGAGGTTAACCATACACAAATAACAGGCCATGATGCGAGGAAGAAGTGAAGTGAACGAGAGTTGTTGAATGATGCATACTGGAAAATAAGTCTTCCGAAGTATCCATGAGCAGCAACAATGTTGTATGTCTCTTCTTCTTGTCCGAACTTGTAACCATAGTTCTGAGAATCTAACCCAGTTGTTTCTCTGATTAGAGAAGAGGTAAC